GCCGCCGCCTGAATGATGCGGTCGTACGCCTCCCACCCCAAGAATCGCTCATAGTACATCATATTGGGTCGGTGACGCAAGAGGAGATTTACTGTTTGGTCGGCCACCTGCCCCGAGTCCCAGTTTCCGAACACGCAATCAAAAACGAAAATCTGCCCTTGGAAAACGCGGCACACGTAAAGCACAGAATAGTCCCGCCCCTCTTGACCGATGTACGCTAGGTCACCCACCACGAACGTGAAAGAGGCATTGTACGGAGGAATCTGAATCATGTTGTGGAGTGTTTGTCCGCCGATCAAAGTCTCATTAAACGTCTGAGTGCCCGCCGCAATCGGACTGTTCTCGTATTGATTCGCAAAAAATTCTTCACCCAAGCGGAGACGCTCACCCTCAAGGAAGTCGAGAGTGTGACCAATGGTTCGGCCATCGTGCGTTTTCTTTTCAGGGAACAAAACTCCCTTCGACCCGTTGGGCTCAAAGCCGATACACTTACAGCCCGAGATACCGCACGGCGGTTGAAGAATGTTGATTTCTTTGTTATGGTAAACGTCGGTGTGCTCGCAATTTTTACATCCCATGCTCCAGCAATCGCGAATGGAAAATTTCCAAATAGTGCGCCCGCGCTCTCGCTCTTCTTGTTGCGCCGTTTCCTGAATGCGTTCGTACGTGTCGCCGTAGGAATAGCGCGTCCCAGTCATGATGATGTAGCCTGTCGGTTCGAGAAGAGGGCAGATATCGATGTAGTCCTGATAACACTTCTCCAGAGCCTTCACGCTCTTGTAGTTCGTTTCATTCACAAGGTCATCGATGTAGATTTTGTCATAGTGAGACCCCGCTTTGACCGACCGCGAAGTGGAAATCGCGAACGTCGGTTCCGCAAAGGTGTAGTTCGTGCGTGCGGGAACGATGAAGTCGTGGGCGGTGCCCATTTTGGGCTGGATGTCAATCGTACCGTAAACTGGATTTTTATCCTTGTCGTAACTGACGATTTTTTTGGTTTTAACTGTCGTCAAACAAAAATCGGGGAACAAATCCATGAACAAGTCTGTGGGCTTTTCAAACACACGCTTGATGCGCTGGAGTTGGCGTTTGGCTAGTTTATCACCACCAGTCAGGAAGCATATGCGCGCGTTGGGGTAATTGAGAATCGTTTGCACGATGTCCACGACGACCGCAGAGGTCTTGAACAAACCGCGAGACCAGAGAATCATTCGTTTCTTGTAGAGGTTATCGAGATCAGACAGAGCAAGACCCTTGCCTGGTTTTTTCTGGACGAACTGCTCGAAAAGAATCTTGTGCGGGTTTGCTTGGAAGTCCATCCCCATGATCGGGACGTATTTCGTCTCGCCTGCTTCGGTGTCTTCCTCCACGAAGCCGCTTAGACATGTGGCGTCGTACAGGCACTTGAAGCGCAGGTTGTACCAACTCTCCTGCTCTTCCTCGGTGCGCGTCCGAAACTCTCGCAACCAGTTTTCGGGGAAGCCGTTAAAGGCATCTCCTGTGACGAAGGCTTCACGGAATTGTGCGCGATCAGTTAGTAGTTCTGTCTCTTTCATTGGGCTGCTCCCCTTTGTTATCGGTAGATGCCTGTTTTTTGTCCTGTTCCGATAATCGAAGTGCGCGGTGACATGATGCGCGCCCCGAAAGTTTCGGTTGTAAGCGTGGTGCCGATGCCAGCGCCACCACTTGACTTCTGATAAAACGCCAAAGCAGAACATAAGAAGACGTCAGACGCCGAATTAAACCAATTCGCTACCGAACTGGTGCCTGTTGCGGTCGCGTCTTCCACAATTCCGTATACGCGCGTGATTAACTCTCCGTAATAATTACGAGTAGTAAATGTTAGAGGAGATGTCCCTGGCGGAAAAGCAGTTGACGTATCTCCGTCCTCAGCTTGATTAACCCCTATAATAAGGTCACCCGCAGCCGTCGTGATTGCCCCGCTCGATACTGCACCTGGCCCAGATTGCGTGGTAAACACTGACGAACGAAGAGCATTGACTCCACTATATTCCAAAAGCGCACAGGAGAACAAAGTGGTGGCTCCGCTGAAATGGAACGTAACCAAGGCTTTGGTGCCACCCTGAGTATTCAAGGCATAACAGATAAATTCTTTGTATGGCGAACTGGCAACGATTTGAGAGTTGGCAATCACCCAAGTATTGCCCTGGTCATCCGTGACGCTGTTTAGAGTGAGGTTATCTGCATATACATGGCAAATGGCAACAAGCAGACTGCCCGCCGCAGTATTCTGCGTGGTGAACTGTTGAGTCGGCGACGCCGAGCCGCCCGAGTAATCAGTTAGTTGATTTACGCCTTGAATATATGCCCACGCCATATGTTTATCCTTTTTAGTTTAGCGTACAGACGATGCTGAAAGTCGCACCAGACAGGAACGTCGCGGTCTGGGACGCTCCTGCTGCACCTGCGGATGGGATGAAAGTTATCATAATTACACGTCGAAGTACGCGCGCTTCTTCATCGCGCCGTTAATCATTTCAAAAGTGAATCCTGCAGGCGCAACCGCAGTTGCCGCGCCCGCCGTTGCTGTTGCCGCAGTCGAGTTATACGATGACTGGATGATCTGTCCCGCTCCTGTGTTCGTGTAGTTCTCAATGTAGTTTCCACCCAGATCAATGAACGTGCCTGCGTTCGTCAGGGCAACTGCACCGCCCGTGCTACCAGTAGAATAAATTCGACACCCTGAAGCTCGCACAGTTCCGCCCGCCAGAATATTGATGGCGTTTGAAGTCAGATCGTAAGCGTACGTGCCGACGTGGCAACTCACCAGAGTCACGTCCGATGTGCCGTCCACAGTCAGAGGAATCGAGTTTGCGTTACCGTACAGCGAGCAGCCGACTATCGTGATGCGTGAACTGTTCTGGATATATAGGCTGTACAGCGGGCCGCACTCGTCTTCCAGTGAACCGACGAGAGTGAGTCCACCCGTTTCATTTTCATATGACGTGCCGTTGTTGACGTTGAGAATCAGAAACGGCCCACCGTTTGAAACCCAGACGTTCTGCATCAGCACTTGGCTGTTGCACCCGTTGATGAATATGCCCCAGATGTTTCCAGGCGCGCCGTTAAATGCAACGACCGAGACGTTCGTCCAAGTTCCGTAGGCACCTTCGGCACAGTAGATTCCGCCAATCGTATTTGCGCTGGTGCCGCCCGCGCCTAGGTTCTGAAGGCGGATGTCGTGAACACTGGTGACTCCCGACAAGTCCACAATCCCGCCGTAGTATCCATTGTTGCCCCACTCGATGTACGCGCCGTAGAAAGAAAATTTGCCGACCTCATTCGTGGTCGCGCCGTCAAAACTCTGCAGCAACATTCCGAAGTCGTTTGTAAATCCCCCCGTGGCAAAGTTGTAGTTGGGCACAGTGTAAAAAACCGTGCTGTTCGGTCCATCCCCGAGCAACGAAACGCCAGGACGTGGAATTATGGTTTCGCCATTTCCAATTTGATTGCTAAAAGGCAGCGACGAAAACAAGTAGCCACCTGCAGGCACGTATACGGTGCCCATTCCATTCAAATTACCTGCACTGCCGATGACAGAACTTGCCGCTGCCAACGCCGCCGTCCATGCAGCTTTCAGCGCGACGGTGTCGTCGGTACCCCAAACGAATTGCAGCGCCGCCTCAAGCGGAGTCACAGTCGTGCTAACTGTGATGGTGGTTGAATTCACAACTGCGGTGATAAACCCCTGCGGAACGTAAGTGGTATTACCCGTGGGGCTGTAGACCGCATAGCAAACTTTGCCGACATCGGCCTGAGTGAAATTTGCGGTAGCGGAAGTGACGGTGTTGGTGCCCGATGCAACTGCGTCAGCGACGCACTTCGTGTTTCCCTTTGCGCCGTACTTCTTGACGTTGAACCAATTGGGCGTAGGAATACCCCCGCCATTTCCACCTGAGATGATGACTGCGCCGTTGCCTCCGACCATCAGATCGCCCCCTTAGTAAATGAGGCTCACCTGAACCGTGTCGGAACTCGAAGTGCCGTCAATGAAAATGCGGTCGGCTGGAATGTTTTCACTGGCGATCTCAACTGAGAGTTGACCAGTCAACGATAGAGCAGCAACGTAACGGCTTGAAGAGACGTTCAGATCACCGACGTACACGATGTCAGTGCCGTTTCCTTGGCCGCACTCGATGCGAACTGCGCGGTAATGCTGGAACGGACACGCGGCAGTATTGCCCGCGTCGGCAGTTGAGTTGACATTCGCGTGATTAAAATAGAAGCTGAAAGACCCTGCAACGGGGTCGCAACTGATAACCGAAACCACTTTGCCGTTGAAGTACGTGGCTGTGGTGAATCCCCAGAGCGTAACTTGCTGTCCACCTGCGGGACCGCCGCTACCTGCGCCTGGACCTGCGTTATCCAACTTCGACCCAGTGGTGGCGTTTGAAGCGGGATAACCATTCGCGGGATTGTATCCGTTCGTCGGAAAGTTTGCATTGCCGAGCACAATCGTAGCGATACCCCTCGTGATAGAAAAAGTCTCAGCCGCAATTATTGTGCCAGTGAAAACAGGCGTCGGCGTTCCAGAAGTTACGGTCACTGCGCCAATCGTACGTGGGACTCCCATAATCGTTTCTCCTCGACAGTCTTAAATTGTTTCGACGCGCGACTTATGAAACGCATCGTCAGATGGAATCGGTGATCGCGGCGCGGGCGGAATCTTCGGCGCACTTCCGTCCGAAGGTTTGTCCACGACGTTTGCCCCTTCAATCGACATTGATGTCTTTTCTTTCGGCGCGGCAACCTTAGATGCTTTGCCTGGTTGAATCAAAGATTTCATTCCGCTTGCCATGAGCGCATGCTTCGTTGCTTTGGCCGCTTCGCCCTTTGCAAGAACGTGCTCCCCAGCCTTCAACTGATACGCGCCATCGGCCAGAACAGGACCACCCTTGTGCATTTTCGGCAGCGAATTGATGTACTCGTTTACGTTGTCTGACTTGGCTTTCAGTGATGCACCCACAGTTGGGTCGCCGCCGCCCGACGCAGGTTTCGGCGCGGGTGCCGCTTTGATTGCCACAGGTGCGACTTTCGGCATACTGGGAAACCCTGCAGCCTTCGCGCCCGCCAGTACTGCTTTTGCTGCCGCCACTTTACTGTTAGTATCCTGAGCCATGTCGGTTACCCCTTGTGCGCTTTGAGCGCATTCTGGTAGGCAGCGATAGCGGCTCCCTTACCCTTTGCTTTCTCGATTTTGGCGAAATTGCCAGTCGTTTTCGTTCGACCCAGCGCTCGGACTGCCGCGCGTCCGTGCGCGCCGTCTGGTTTGTGACCCCTTGACGGTGGATTCAGGTGCAGGCTTCCAGGCTTCGAGAGTCCAGACAGTGCTTTCCCTATGTTTCCAGCCATAAAATTGAGCCCTCACATATGAAACGAAAAGTCTTAATTCGGCGATTGGTTGTCGGCCAATCCTGGCAGGTTCAGTTGTGCCAGCTTACGGAGGATAATAAACAGCATAGATCGTTCAAGTTCCAACTCTTGAATCAGAGTGAAGTACGACAATGGATGGGCGACCAGAGAAACTGGCCCTATCGCGAGCGGGATAGCCGCTTTCG